AAGAGACATTAGTTTTTACGGCTACTCGGAGATTCAGAAGGGCCTGGACGTGCTTGACATCTTTATGTCATGCGAGAGCATAAAAAACGCGGTAAAACTTGGACGGACATTTGAAGTGCGTGTCGTTGGCAGTCATGCCGGCGGGCTTTGGCTGTTTCGCGAGGACACAAGGCAAGTCAGAGGCGACAACGCTTTAGCTATCCGACCGCTAGATTGGAGAACCTATTTTGATTTTCTTCAGGTTTGCAAAGACAATAAAATCGTCGAGCGAATGAGGGAGTTTAAAGCAGGGGTTGAGCGTGCGCGGATTCTTTGCGAGGCAATCATCGAGAAAAACACATCGGGATTAAAGCAAGAGGATTTTCATTGATGCAGGCTTGTTTTTTTACGGATGAGCTAGGGACGTAATGAGAATATCGACCGAGTATATTTTAAGCCAGGCGGACCCCGTTACGATTCAAGCCGGGGCGCTAGCTTTGGGGATCGTGGGGGTTTTGGTTGTGGGGGTTTGGATTTTGATTTCGGGGGGTGACCGATGATTCTGTTTCTGTGCGCTGTTTCGCTTTGTACGCATATCGCCCAAAGTATACCGGGGCGGTTGTCCTCCCATTTCCGTTAAGCATGATTTACGGACAGAAAGGTTTACACTTGGAGTCAGATGTAGACTTTTTGGCTCATTGGGACACGGACTGTTAAACTTTCTCACCGATGTTCAAGTCTTGCTCCCCTAAGCGAAATGATTTATTTTTCACCGTGTACCTTTTACGCTTGTAAAATACTTAAAGCGTCTATATAACTAAGAACAGGTAGAGAGAACAACGCAAACGGAGAAACAAGATGCAGAACATTACAATCGAATCAGTAAGAGCACTTTACAGCAACAGCAGCTTCGTCGCGTTGGTCGAGGGCGTGAAGCGATGCCGAGCAGAGGCGGATCGTATGCGAAAGGTGGTTGACGCGTATACGCTGTCAGTTTTCGAAAGCTTTGATTTGGTTGATGACTTCACAGGCGAGAAGATCGACCGCATGGAAGACGCATGGAACGCCAGCGATGAATCGTTCAAAGCATACAATGGCAAGTGCATTGAAGCGGCACACGCGGCAGGCTTTGCACATTTTGGGGACAGTTGCCCGGCGCTTGTTGCAGAGAATAAGCGCAGTGCGGCAGAAACGGCGCTGGTCGAGATGGCGTGCGCCGCGTGGGGATTTAGTGCCATATACAATCTGGACTTGAGTAATCGTCTGCTTTCGATGCTCATGAAGCAACTGCGAGACTAGTCAAAACTCGCTCCGCTTCGGCGGGGCATTTAAACGGAGAGTTTAAGGAATGAATCTACAAGAAAAGATCAAGAGCGATTACGAGGCATATGGATGCACGGGCGAGTATGACAGAGACCGCGCCGGCGGATGGCGGTCGGTCGCGCCGCATTACGAAAGAATATCTTCGAATGGTCTTGCGCTGCTCGACCGGTCTTATCGAAATCAAGTTATGTCGGGAGTATTACCGGTTGACGAGGAAATGTCGAGCCTGGACTCGTTCGGCATGAAGCCTGTCGAGTCTGGTTGGGTAATGCTCGAAGTCGTAGACGACGAGATAGGGTTGTCACGGCTGAATAGTGCTCTAGCCGAGCATCGGCCAATGAGGTCCGAGCGAGAAGCGTACTCGGCTCATTTTTTGACGGTTACTAGGTGTTGGCAGGCTCAGGGCGCACCGTTGGTTAATCTTGGGCCGGTGATGACTGAGGAGCTAAGGGCGCTCGCCAAGTCGTATGAGTATCGAGATGATTTCATTCCGAGCTTGATGGAAAAGCTGCCATTTAAGTTTTTCTATCTAAAGTGCCACATGGAGAAGACTGGCGATCATCTTGGTGATCACATTGAGGGCGCGTACATATGTAATTCGAAGCACAACGGCAGAGATTCTCTTTGCGTATTGATTGACGACGGATTCACCCTTGACCCGTGGCACTGCGTATCAAACAACGACGGATATTCGTTTATGGTCGGGCATAATAACGTCGCGTTTACCGAGCTTTCTAATCTTGTGCCATATGGCAACAGGCGAGCAAAGGCAGGATGGATGCTTACGGTGCTGGATGGGCTTTTGCGCTATCTTGACTCTGTTAACCGAGAGGTCAAAGACCCTACGCCAGCGATAAGAGCGGCACTCAATAGCGGCAAAAAGTCGAAGATTCGCAAGGCTCTGAATCAGATGGTGGGCAAGCGTAAAATCTGGATCGAGCCGACGTTAGAGCGCAAGGCAGTAGAGCAAGGCATCACAGGCGCAAAGCTATCGAGCGGGCACATTAGGCGCGGGCACTTACATACGTACTACACCGGCGCTCGACTCGATGCCGACGGGCTCAGGATTCCCAAGGAGAAGAGAAGGAAGGTCGTTAAGTTCGTTGCGCCGACGTGGGTAGGTCCGCGCATGATTACAGCCGAGCCGAGAGAATACGGAATAAGGGCGAGGCGATAGGGGATAGCATGAAAGAGAAAAAATACAAAGATGCGGATCTTGCGTGCCAGGTCTGCGCCGGACGCGCAAATCGAGGGCTTCCACTCTTTGAGAATCGGCATGGCTTGTCCTGGGTCTGGTGGTCAAATCAGAGCTATGGGTTAGCAAAAATTGTGCATGATGGTGATTGTTTTAATGCCTTTGAGGCGACTGAGTTGAGGCCGGCGGACGCAATCATCTTCACGAGAAACGTGGACCATGATCCCTTTGCGGCATATTTAGCGCGTAAAGAGCGTGTTAAGGAATAAGGGCGAACCAATGAAGTACGTACAAACAAAAACAATCGGCGGGACGGCGGTATCATCCATTCTTGGGCTCAACCCGTGGTCGGGACCGTGGGACGCTTGGGATCGTATCGTCAACGGCACCACCATCGAGCCAAACGAGGCGATGGAGCGCGGCACACGGCTAGAGGGACCGATTGCAGAGATAGCGCAAGGCGTGCTCGGCATTGACCTTATAGAGCCAGCAGAGACGACCACAATCATTGACGGTGTGTTTAGTGCATCGGCGGACCGCTTCGGGTACGTAGACGGCAAGCGGCAAGCCATAATCGAAATCAAGACGGCGAGCAGCTACGCAACGATTGACCCAGTTCCAAATCATTATTGGCTACAGGTGCAGCATTACTTATGGGCATTCAATCTTGACCGTGGCGTACTGGTAGCGCTTCAAGCCTTCCCAGAGGTGTTTAGAATGCTCGACACGGCGGACGATGTAGACTTCGCGCTAACACGCAAGGCGGCGAATCTGGTTATCCACGAGATAGAGCGCGACCCGCGATATGGCGAGCACACGATTCCAAAGCTCCGCGACTGGTTCCAGCGTCACATCGTAGGCGGCGAGGTTCCGGACGTAGACGGCTCGAAGGCTTGCCGCGTGGGTTTGTTTGGCTTGCACGAAGAACGGACAGCAGAGAGCGAAGCAGAGCCCGAACTCGACGCATTGCTTACGCTTCGGCAGGCGGTAAAGAATACGGAAGCAAAGCAGAAAGAGCAGCGCGACATAATCGAGAACCAAATCCGAGCAAAGATGGCACACCGGCGCAAGGTGTCAGGCTCTGACTATTCGTGTACGCTATCTCGAAACAACCGGCTAACGTTCAAAGAGGTCGCGAACTAGCGCACACTCTGGCACAATGTCGCCAAACGTGGGGGCATGTATGAAATATCCGATATTCTACGAATACAGCAAAGTTCCGGCATTCCTCTCGAAGTTTGCGCCGATTAAAATCTATGCGATTAGCTTCGGGTGGTGGGTCTGGTGCCGCGGTCCAGCTAACACCAGAATCAAGAACCACGAGCAAATTCATTACCTACAGCAGCGAGAACTCGGCTTCGTGCTTCAATGGGTTCTTTACTTGGCGTTCTGGCTCGTGCTCTTCGTCTACTACCGTGACGGGGCGAAGGCATACCGTTGCAACGCATTCGAGCGCGAAGCATACGACAACGACATCGACCCGCACTACCTCGACGACCGCAAGCCGTTTGCGTGGATTCGCCATATTCTCGACCCCAGCCGCGAGCCTTAACCGCACATAAAAAGCAGGCATCAAAAAAAGCTAACCTTTTACTTGATTAATACGGAAAGGGTCTATATAACTAAGAACAAGTAAGGGAAACAAACAAACAACGGAGAAAACAAAATGAGCAACTTAATCGACATCACAGAAATGACTGACAGTGACATTGATAACCTTTTAAACCCTATTGATGATGATCGCGGCTCTTACTTGAAAGACCTTGACCAGCAGATTGAGGGACTCAAAGAGGCGTTAGAGCCTCGTAAAGACAGCAAGCCGTGGGGCTACAATGGCGTTCACGATATCGAAAGAAAGTACATGCGCGAGGAGCTTGACGTCTTATTGAGAGAGCGAGCAAG